AGAAGACGCCATTCTCGATTCCGAACCTTGACTGGAGTTCAGTCGTTTTCTTCAAGCAGAAGACGGCATACGAGATTCCGAAACGTGACTGGAGTTCAGACCTGTAAGAACACCAGTACCAACCAAAGGAGTTGTGCTTGTAGTACCAAGTAAGTCAATGCCTAAATTAGAGCCTGATAATAGTCCTGTACCTGTTAAACCAGCTAAACCTGTACCTGTACCTAAAAGTTCAGCACCTAGTGTAGAACCTGTAAGAACACCTGTACCTGTTAAACCGCCTCCAGCTGTTATACCACTTAATCCAGAAGTAGTACCAGCATTAATGCCAAGCCCTGCAGCTGTTCCTGTAATACCTGTACCACTACCCATACCGACAACATCAGCAACAGTACCAAGACCAGTACCAGCAGTTGCTCCTAAAGCTTCAGCCCCTGTAGCGGATCCTACTCCACCAACTGCACCACCTAACAGTCCACCTGCCGCAGCACCACCAAGAGCCGCTAAAACTACTGGGTCTTTAAAGGCATCAACTAATCCACCAAAAAATGATGTTTGACCGCTACTTGTTGTTTTACCAGTTCCAGTAAGTTCACCAGTGGGTGAATAGTTTTGGTATGTAGAACCTACAGGGGTTTTGTAATTAACATCACCAGTAGTCTTTTCAACAGTAATATTCTCAATACCGCCAACTTGACGATCTTCACCACTACCAGTTACTTGGTATTGAGGTGCGATACGAGTGTCACCAAGGGTAACAGATTGGCCTTCAGGAACTACTGCCGCCACACGAGAGATAACTTCACCCTCTGGCAAGCCAACAACTTGAGCCATTTGAGCAGGAGATACCCCATATTGCTCCATAGCCGCAACAATCTGGGCATCACTCATGCCGGGATTAGCAATAAGAAAATCCAGTATTTGTTGATTGGTCACGGCCATGATATTTATTCCTCTTCTTTAGGCAATTGAGCCTCTGCTTGCTCTTTAGCAGCCTTAGCGCTAACTTCTTGCACCTGAGCCTGCTGTAGAGCCTGCTGGAGCTGTTGTTGCTGCATAGCAGCCTGTTGTGCTTGAGGATTAGGCTGACTCATTTGATCCAAAGCAGCCATAAGCTCGCCACGGTTAGACAAAGAGCTGTTAGCCAGAATACCTTTTAGGATAATCGGCAACACAGGAGTGTCAGGACCAAGGGTTTGGAGCAAACCAATAAACTGTTGTTGCTCATACTCACGAGCAATGATACCTAAGTTACCTGTAGGAACAAACTCCATATCCACAGAAGGATAACGCTCAGGAGCAAACTGCATGTAACGGAAGGCAGCTTTCTTGATGAACGGAATCAGGAAGTCTTCTTGGAAGTTACTCAAGGTACGCTTGTACTTCTTGATAATACCTGCCATAACCATGCTCAAACCACTAGCGCCAGCATCCCGAGGAGCCTGAGAAGGCATACCAGCAGCGTCTACCGTACCTGTTGCCTGTAGCAGCATACGCTCAAAGTTCTGAGCCGCAGCAGCGTTAGCTCCGTCAGTTTGACCAAACTTAAATGGCATCAAAATCTCAGAAGGAGAACCGTTGGTCAAAATAGCTTTACCTGGACGAACCTCAAACTTAGCGCCACGAGGCAGTCGAGTGGCATCCATAGCGATCATAGGAGCAGTCGTCAAAGCCATAGAGTCCAACTGAGCGCGATACTGGCTGTCAATAGCTTTCTGCATGTTGTAGGCTTTCTCAGCGGTTCCACGACCCCAGAAGCGTCCAGGAACGGTATCGTCTTGGTAAGCCACCACAGGACGATCTTTCATCATGTAGGGCGATGCTTCAGCCTTCAGCAGTACACCGTCATTGGCGATAACCACAATGGCTTCCACCATGTCACAGTAGTCATCAGCGTCAGATCCTTCAGGGAATAGATCCTCGTATTCGCTTTCTTCAGCACCATCAAGGTATTCACGAGGAACCAGACCGTAGTAGGTCAAAAGCTTAACCTTATCATCTTGATACTGTGAAGGCTCTTGAGTAGGTTCCAAGGCTTGGTCGCTATAGGCAGAACCAACGTCAACCTTCTTATAAGTACCGTTCTCCATGTTTTGCACTACCTTGTGCAGGGAGACATACTTTTCAATAGCTACGCCCAGAGCGTCTTCGATGCTATCAGCGTTAGGATCAATCAGGAAGTTTTTAGGGTTAACAGGCTTCAAAGGAACGCTGATGCGCTTGTATTCCTCTACGCCAATGGCAGCAGTGCCAGCCACGCCAGGGATAGGCTTAGTAGCAGGACGATAGGCAGAAACTTCTTTAACCAGAATCTCACCGATGCCTGTACCGTAAATCTCAGCCATGAGTTCAATAGCGTCAACGGCTTTGATGATCTTATCTTGTTTAAAATCTTCATTCAGCTTTGCTTTAATGTCTTCAACATCCAAAGAATTGCCGTTGACATCCATGATGTCGTCTTTAATGTCAAAGAATTCCCCTTGACCAAAGATAGCTTCCATCACTTCAGCATGACGAGTCTCAATAGCCTGCTGTGTTGCGGGAGACACAAGGCGACTACGTTCGCTCTCTTTAGTCTTGTCGATGGCAGACCATTTACCACGGAAGATACGCTCATATTCTTCCCAGTCAGGAAGATAGTTAACGTCACGATAGTCACGCCAACGGTTCGTATGGTCAATAACGAAGCTTACAAGCTCTCGCTCAGATTCGCTAGGTTCTTCGTAACCTTCGTATTCAGTTTCTTGCATTGTGTATCCTTACCATTTAACTTTGTTGGCCCAGTACGCAGCACTCATCTTACCTTTAACAATGTTCTTGGCATGGCGGGCCTTAAACGCTTCATTACGGGCAGAACCGTCAGGAGAACCTTGTACGCCTTGTTGTCCAAAGCGAATTAGCTTAACTTCATCACCCTCTTTAGCAACAACAACGTGGCTCTTGGTGGGATGGTTAGGCGTTCTTTTAGGTTTGTTGTATCCGCTAACGCCTGCCCTTGTAAGTCGAGGATCAGTAGCCATTTTTCTTTTTCCTTGGTTTAGCAGTCTTTGCAGATTCTCTGAAAGCTTCTGCCGTAGGAGCGCCTTTGCTTCCAGGTTTTCTCATCTTTTCTCCGCTACCTTCAGCAATGCGCTTACGTTTAGCGTTAATATTTGCGTACAAACCTTGTTTCATATCAATACCCCGATATAGGATCTAAAACTTCGTATTCATCTTCTTCGTAGTCAACGTTATAGTTCGCTATTGCCAACTGATCCACGTAACTCAAAGCATCCACTAAGTCATCATGCACACCATTGGTAGGGAACATGACGAGTTGATCCCTAAACTCAGTCCAATCTTCATTCTCATTGAATGAGACTCTACCGTGCTCCATACGCCCTTGTAGTGCCCAGATAACTCGATCAACTTTCTTCTTGTTTCCGTGCGTAAGGTCGTGAATATGAGCATAGATGTTGTTCTTTCTCATCAAATCGTTAAGGTACGGAAGCACAGCATTCTTCAATGCTCCTCGCTCAATACCGATTGCACTGGGTTGAAAGTCTCTGATGGTCTTCAGTATGTTTACAGCAGTTTGACGAATATCCCACCGCCCATGCTCAATACTGTGAACCCACCAATCTCCGTTATCCAAAAGCTTAACAATCGCTATAGCTGTTTCATCTAACTTCTTCTTGGAAGCTCCAGCATTCTTAGCCACGTCCTCAAAGCCAGCTAAGTCCACAGCAACGTAGTAAGCCCCAAACTGAGGTTCTTTAGCTTCCTTAAACCACTCTTCCTTAAAAACATCAGCACCAGCGGTATCAAAGCTACTTAAGTATTCCTGCTTAAAAGCAAAGGAACTTAAGGTTTTCTTAGCAGCCTCTATTTCCTTAGGATCAATGGTTTCATTGTCTTTGGTGGTGAAATGCCAGCTCTTCCACTCATCGTCTTCTTCTTGACCAAGGTTGAACACATCGTAGAACCAGTTACGTCCAGAAGGCGTAGAGATAAACAATGCTCTACCTTTCTTGTCAGACAAAGATGCTCGGATGATCTTTTCCCATACGTCTTGCTTAATAAACGCACATTCGTCAAGCACTACGTAGGTTAGCGACATACCACGAAGACTATCAGGGTTGTCAGCGCCTCTTACGAGTATTTTCCTACCATTAACGAGTGTTATCTCCAGGTTGTTGACATGACTGGATTTAATCACTGGCCTACCGAGTTCATGAAGCAAGTCCCAGATAATTGATCTTGCTTGTCCTAGCGTTGGTGCGATATACATCACAGCAGACCCTTCAGGACAGTTTAGAGCCTCGATAAGCAACGTTACAGCAGAAAGCCTGGATTTACCACATCGACGTCCAGCAGCTACAACCTTAAACCGTTTCTTGGAACCAAAGACTTCCTGTTGCCAACGAAGGAGTTGGAAGTTAAGACTGGTCATAGTCTTTCACTTCAATGTCCGTAACATCAATCACATCCTCTACTGTATCCACTGTAGGAGAACTTAATCCACTGATGTTGATCGAAATGCTTGGAGTCTGACCTCCTTGCTTACTTGCCTCAAATGCTGACACAGGGACAATCCTATCTACGATAAGTTTCCACGCAGCAGCTTGGTTCTTATGTTCATCATTCAATGCAGCATCATAGATGGCTTCTAAGACTTTAGCTGACTTTGGTGAGTTAAGCATCCTTGCTTTGTACTCATTGATGATCGCTGTATCGCCTTTAGGTCTACCTATAATACCGGTATTCTTCTTCTTTACTGCTACGAGTTCACCCTTCTTTGGTCTACCTCGTCCACGTTTCTTTGGTTCTTCTTGTTCCATGTTTATCCTTTCAGGACATGGTTATAGCGACTTATAAGTTAAGTCTTTAGAGTCTTAGGCATTCACTAAAGCAGGAATCTAAGTAAATATATATTTATTGTTTCATTATTGTTCCCTTACAGGTGAACAGATCGTAAAACTTTAATTCCTTAGATTCTTCCTTAGTTACGTCCCGTATTTAACTACGCAGCCCGTCTTTGTAGTCTTTACTTGAGTTCCTGGTGTGCTTGTTCACACAAGGGTTGAGGGTAGCATATTTTTAAAGAAAAGTCAATACTTTTTTGTAACTTTCTTTAACTTTTTACAAAAAAGGCTTCACTTTAAAGTCCCCTTCCAGGGTGCACAGGTGACGTTTTAGTCACCTTAAGTTCATCTTACGATGAACCACAGATGGCCTTTAGAGTCTTCTATTTAGTTATAAATCATAACTATCTACATTCTAGCCTCTTTTGTCTTATAAATCAATAACTTAACATAATCTCTTCTGTCCCCAATTATTTCTTAATTATGTACTTTTTAGTCATTTCTGTTTTTACTTTTTTGTGTGCTTTAGAGGCTCCCGCAAAAGTAAACACCAAAGCTCTCCCCCTCCCCCCCCCCCCACCCACCCCAACCCCTCCCCCCCCCCCCCCCCCCTATCAAGCCCTAGTAAGTACTCACTTACATCCAGGACACTATAGGTAGTGTGTGCTCACTTCGCAGTACACTACAGGTAGTGTGTCAGTACTTACTCACTAGCAAATCTAAATGAGAATCATTCTCAATTGGACTTGTGTGAGGGGCGTTGAAGGTGCCCCTGAAGGGTACTTGAGAGAATCCATCTAAGGGTTTCACGTGAAACAGTGTCCAATTGTAAAGAATTGTAAAGATACATAAACCTAGGGAAAACCCTAATAGTAAATCTAAAAAGTATCGGCACAATGCTTATATGTCTAACTTATCAAAGATCGATATCATGAGAGAAAATTTTAAAGACATAGGGTTAGCCCTAATTGTAGGCCTTGCGCTGGTAATGCTAGCATTGTCCTACTTTGATGTTTTAACTAAGTGAGGGTTACATGCAAGTAAAACAGTTTTCACCCAATGCCCTTAAATTTAAGGCCTTAAATAAACTAGCAACAGTCATTCAGACTGGCACACAATCCGAAGCTTTGCAAGCAGTGGAAACCTTGCAAGGGTCCGAAGCTTTCAAGGGCAAGGGCTGGCAAAGTAACTTCGCAAAGCTTGCAAGGGTTATCTCTACGGGTAAAACAGAGTATTCTATCTTTGCCTTGTCCGGAAATTCTAAGTTACCCTTTATAAGCTTTTCAAGCTTGCCGGGGGTTACTTGTCCGGGCGCTGGTGATTGTCTCGAATTCTGTTACAGTTTCAGAGCATGGCGTTATCCGGCGGCATTCATGCGGCAAGCCCAAAACGCATATTTAATGCGCTGGCACAATGACGTTATCATTCATGAATTTATAAAGCTTGCACAATCTAGGCCCGAAGGTTTTGATTTTAGATTGTACGTTGACGGTGATTTTTCTAGCGGTGCCGATGTAGCGTTATGGATGGAAACCCTTAAAGCTTGCCCCAATGTCCGGGCCTACGGTTATTCTAAAAGCTTTGCCGCTCTGTTAGGTTACGGGGCTTTCAATACATGGCCGGGTAATTACATGCTTAATATCTCGAGCGGTCACAATGCAAGCCCTGAAATGCTAGCTTATGTAAAAGCTTTGCCGATTGTCCGGGGAGAATTTATTGCCGTTTCCATCGGTAAAAAAGTAAAATCCACTGACCATGGCAAGCCGGAAACTAACCGGGCCTTGCGTGAAGCTTTCAAGGTAAAAGCTTTTACGTGTCCGGGTACTTGCGGTACTTGCACTGGCAAGGGCCATGCTTGCGGCATGCAAGCCCTTAAAAATATTCCGATTATCATTGCAATGCACTAAGGGGGTCAATATGACTAAGGATCAAGCATTATCGATTGTCGGTAATCGTGCACGCTGGGAATTGATAGCTATTAAGAGAGCATTATCAATGCACTCATGGCTCAATAGTCCCGAAGATAATCAACGATTAAAAGCCGTGCGGGTTTTGTTGCGTTGTCCTAAGTAACTTAGGGCCTAGACTGTAGCGCATGCCGTAGCGTGCGTTATGGCCTAGGATTGTCCCTAGGATTTAACTTTTCAAGGATCGAAAATGATTGTCTTTAACTATGCCAGCAAAAAAGATCTTAAAGCTTCAATCGGTAAGCCATTGCGCTATATTGAAACGAGCATGTTCGGGCCAGAATATCGCGACAATGGCACGTTGACGGGCGCCAATAGGCCACATATTACCGGCAAGGGTAGAGAATTCTTTGCCAACGTTACAATGGCCGAAGGCCTTATTAAGGCCGTAAAATGATACCGTTAAAGCCCGACAATCGCTGGCCGTTTCCGTCTGAACCTATAAAGCCAGACAACAAACCTATTCCCTTTAATCCTGATAACTTTGAGGGTGCACCATTATGACCACCGAAGATGAATTCTTATTCAAGCATGAATTTTGCTCTGAAGATCTCAAATGCGTATTTGAGCATGGATTGAACCGCTATGGTGACAAATACACCGATCTAATAGCGGTTTATCTGGGTGAGACTGACATTCAAGGCTTATTGTCTGAAGATGTTGTCAATCGTATCTGTCAGGCTTAT